CGTCAATTGTGTCTTCCGTCATCTCTGTATCAATCCCATTATCAACAAATCCAAAGGGTGCCATGTCTTGTTCGATGAGATTCTGTTGTTCTTCAAAGATACGACTTCTCAGATCATTATCAGTCAATTCTTTGAAATATATCTGCGTTGTTAACCAGGCAAAAAACAAACAACACGCAACGAGATCATCTGTACAACCATCATCTGCTTCGTATTTTGATGTTCCTTTGAGAATGAATGTTGATAGTTCCGATATGATATCAAAGTCATTGATAATGAGTTTGTCTGATTCAATCATTTGTTTCAGATTCGAACAGGCAATTTTCTTTACTGCCTTGGTTGTCCTCAGTCCCATTTGTGAACCTTTACCAGAGAAACCAGAACCTGCGATTTGACCTGAACGACCTCGTTGAGATACCATAATCATATTATCATATTCTAAATCAAACTGTAATGTATCGGCAACTTGACCACCAATATCATTGACCTCAACCAGTATCTCTGCCTGATTATAATTCTTTGCAACTTGATTGATGATATTTGGAAACACTAGAGGTTTGATTTCATTGTTTCGATACTTACCAACAATGCGATAAGGCATCTGCGAAATATCGAATATAACGAACGCTGAGTAGTCATTTAAGTCTCCTCGTGCAACATCCACTGTAACCATATAATGATGGTCTTTTTTGACTTCTTCATAGATATCTAAGCCAGAATGTGATTTGATTGGATTTTGATGTGATAACATTCTGAGTTTTGATGCGTTGATTAATGTATCAACAGAACCGAGAAACTCACACTCAAACTCTGTTCGAAATTGTGCTTCACTGGTGTTCTTAATTGTTTCTTCTTTCCATTTTTCATCTCTACCTGGTACTTCACTCCAATGCACTTCAACTGGTACAAAACTATTTCGTTTGTGTTCAGCATCATTCCATAACTTATAGAACATATTCATACCATGCGGTGTAGAAACAATCATTACTTTAGAACTTTGACCAGAAGAAATTGTAGGATAAACAGAACTAAAGAATTGTTCAGCAATATTGTTTGGAACATAGGCAAACTCATCTAAGAATATAACATTAAATGAACCACCACGAATTGCACTTGATGATGTTGATGCAGCGATAATCTTACTATTGTTTTCTAATTCTAAAGAACCCTTGTTCCAATTGATTACACCTTGTTGCATCCACTTGGGTAAGTTTTCATAGGCAAGTTGTAAACGACCTAGAATATCTCTGGCAGTGTTTGATTTGTTAGCAAGAATCGCTACGTTCACATTATCATTAAACATGACATAATGCATCAAATAAGAAACAATGGTTGTTGATTTACCTGACTGACGAGGTAGTTTACAAATCGTAAAACGATTATCATGGAATGTTTGAACCATTTGTTTTTGAAAGTTATATAGTTCAAATGGTACAAGACCTTTATCTAGTGTAACAATCTTTACATAATTTTCTAAAAAGTATATGGGTTCATTCATACACTTTTGAAGTTCTTCAATCTGTTCTTTGGTAAACTCTGTCTTAGTGTTTGCCTTTTTCAGATTGGGATTTCCCAAATAAATTTCTGTATTACTCATCAGTCTTTATTGGTTTTCCTTTTAAAAGTTTATTCAGTTCAGTTGTTGAACCGACAAACAAAGCGTTGGTGACATTCTTTGGTGCTTTGTCTGGTACATCTTTTAACTTCTTCATCTTTTCTTGTAGTTGTAATAACTTCTCTGTTACTTCACCTACATTTTTGATGAGTTGTCCGGCAACTTCGTAAGCTCTCGGATGCTCGCCCTCTCGTGCTAAATCTAAAATACCATCAATGGCATCTTGTCCACGTTCGACTAGATTGTAAAGATTTTCTCTACTGTATTTGTAATCGCTGTCAACATCTTCATTCTCTTTTGGTCTTGGAACTTTTGGTGTTGTTTTAATTACTTTTTCTGGTAAGTCAGCGATTTCTAATACTTCGTTTAATTTATCATCAGTGCTTGACATAATTTATTACACATTCTTATCTGTTCCACTTTCAGGATCATATTCTTTTGCATCTTGGAAGAATGATGTTGTTTCATTGAAACCAAAGTTATCATCACCGTCTGCATCAATTGGATCAGGTGTGACTGTGTATCTTTGTTCTCTCTTTGGTGTATTCACCGGCATATCTGCATACTGATCAACTTGTACTGTTTTAATCACTTTTGATGATGTAACAGGACCATAGAGATAATTCTTTGCAGTGAAAGACAATGTATATAAAATTACTCGTCTTGTTTGAAAATCACCATCATAAGAATCTTCATAAGATACATCATTTAATATAATAGGAACATCTCTGACTATTTCCATTTCTGGAATAGAATTTAATGTGACTGTATAATCGGGTTGAAAGTAAGGTAATATTTGTTCGACAATTTGTAATGCATCATCTGAATTTTTTGCCATAGCATATAATGTAAAACCAATATTATATGGTACAGGCATATACTGAGATGTCATCGACTTATCATCTGCCCCTTTGACTTTCTTAAACTTTTGTACACGATTTAACTTTCTGGTAGCATCGTATGACAAACCTGTCATTTCAAAACCAAGTCTTGGTAATGTGATTGAAGTTTTCTTTACGTCTGTTGCTGTTCTACCAGCATCTTGGTCTAATCGTGTAAGAAACTTTTGTTTTGGGCCATAGGCTAATGGCACTTTCATTCTTTGAATCACTTTACCAGAATTGTTTTTGCGAACAACATATAAGTTGTTAAACAGTGAACCAAAGGCTACAACTGTCTTTCGAACAACTTCGTGGTAAAAACTATCTGTTAACATATTTTAATTCTCCTAGTTCTATTTAGTAGGTTCTCCGAAAGGGTTTCTTTCTGAGAAATCAAAGATATCATCACTGGAATCAAACTCTGTGTCTAATCCTGATTCTTGTGTAAACTCTAAGTTCTGAGCACCATCATCTTTATTATCAACACTATAATCTTCTTGTATGAGATAATTATATGTACCTAACTCATCTTCAAGTAAAATATCATCACCTGCATCAGCACTTGTACCATCCACAGAATCTAAAACTAAACCAGAACCTGCGTCTGTTTGTAAAGTATCAGTACCGTCTAATTGTAGTTGTGATAGAGATGGTGTTTCTAATAATAATGCACCAGTTGTGCCTGTTCCTGTTTCTAATGAAATTTGATGTGCAAGTACATCAGTTGACAGTGTATCTTCAACATTATCGATTTCTGAAATACCTGTATCCAATTTTTCGTGTGAGTATTCAAACGTTGTACATTTTAATTTAAATAATGGAATATCTGCGATTTGATAAAATGGATCTTCGTCTTCAACAAACTGTATTTCAAATAATTTTTTAAAGACAGGCATGTAAATAACATCACCCTCTTTAGGTCGATCTTGTGCCAATGTGTTTGACTTTTGATCAACTAATAAATCAAATCGTCTTTTGGAAACAACAAGAGTAACATCATCTCTGACTTCTAATCCAAACTTACTAATGATATCCCCTTCACCCTCGAAACCAGAAACATTCTCTACATACATTTCAATTGAATATGCTTCTTCAAATTTAGATAAAGCATCTTCACCTAAAATGTTATCACGTGCAACTAATGTTCTTGGAAGATAAGTAACTTCTTGTCCGAACACACGAAGTTGTTCGATCATTAAGTCCTCATATAGAAATCTTTCTGATCTGGTGCCGTGACTGAAATATAAATTTCTTGTAGGCATAATTTTATCCTATCATATAGTTGACAGGTGTTTCGTATTGTAATTGAATCTGTTCTTCTATTTTATTGATTTCATCTTGTGCTTGTTGGTAGATAAGTTCACCATTCAATGTTGTACCACCCAACATTTGCACTTGATTAAACTTAATTAAGTTTGCACCCCATTGTCTTTTAAATAACTGAGTAGTATATTTCTTTAAAAGAATATCATTATAGATATCTGTATAAATCGTTGGATCTAATTTACGATAACATTTAATTAAAATATATTCACCTGCAGCTACATCATTCTCCCAATCCATATCAATGTATAAACGATTTTGATGTTGATTGAAACGAATAGGTTTTTCACCAACTAAAATAGAATCTAAGAAATCTAAATGTCGCATGGTCATATCATAATGTATCACACTTGTTGATGAGAAATCATATAAATCATTTAAACGTAATTGATATCTTACATCAAACATATTTAAATTTGATTTATCAGTGAATGGAAAAACTTCTAAAATAGAAACAACACTATCAGGTACAGGAATATAATTTGTACCTTCTTTCCAAGTTGCTGAAACTGTACTGTCTGCTGTGTCTGTTACGACTGTTGATGTGTTTGCTCTTGCTCGTGTTATATCTGCGGCTGTAATCTGATACTTGAGATACATTCTTTCAATACCATCATAATGATATTGAGCAAAAAACTGTAATGCTTCGTCAATTCGATCTTCTAATTGATCATCTTCAACATTGATTTCGATGACTGGTTTTCCAAGAGCTCGTAAAGCATACTGTTTTAATGTTTCTCTAGTATTCGGGTTTGCCATAGTTATAGTCCTTTGAAACTATTTATAATTATCCTAGAGCAACTGCTTG